GAAATCCGGTCCAAAGAAAGTATTTGCGTATTCATCTAATCTTACTGCCGCATAAACATTTTGATCACAATTTATATGTAAACCGGTTTGAGCGGCTGTTGTTCCTAATCCTAATAAATTATAATCGCTTCTGTATGTCAAGCCTTTCATGCCAATAGCACTTGTTGTATCTGCATTTACTTGCAAATTACCAGTTGTGCTTATAAGACTGTTACTTGTAACATTGGCTGTCATTGCCAATCCGCTACTCTGTATAAATGCTTGTGCTTGAGCGTTACTTATTCCTGCACTTAAATCTGCTGGTGTAAATGTAAATACACCTGTTGTGTTATTGTAACTTAATGCACCTTCTCCACTACTACTTGCTGTTGTAACACTTACTGCACCTCTGCTTCTGGCATCTGTATAATATTGATTTGTGCCTTCTGCTATATCTGTTGTGCTTTCTGGTAAAGAAAATTCTGTGCTACCATCATTACTGAACTTCCACTTGTCTGTTCCTTCGTCCCACTTAAGGTATGTGTTTGCACTACTGCCTCTGTCTATAATAATTTGACTATTAGAACTTGGTGCACCTGTTGTGCCATAACCTAATGTTATGTCTCTGTCTTCAATCAAAAGGTCCTTGACCGTCTCTGAGTCTATATTGCCTGTTACAGTGAGTCTACCGCCAATTGACACATTGCCTGTTGCTGTTATACTTTGTGCACCTGTAAATGTTCCATGTGCCGCACTAGTATTTGCTGTAGTTGTTATATTGCTATCACTACTGATAGCACTTGTCATAGTTAAGCCATTGCTTTGTATGTATGCTTGGGCTTGTGCATTTGTTAAACCAAATGCTGTTAAATCTGGTGGTGTGTATGTAAATACACCTGAGCTATTGTTATATGCTAATGTGCCGGCACCACTGGCACTTGCTTGTGTTACACTTACTGCGGATCTGCTTCTGGCATCTGTATAATATAAATTGGTGTTTTCAGTTAATCCTGCTGTGGTGTGATTGGCCAGACTGCTTACTGTACCTGTAACATTACCAGTTAATTCTCCTGTTATTGTACCACCAGCACTGATATTTCCTGTAACTGTTAAATTACTTAATACATCTCCTGTTTCTTCCCTAACCACACTGGCATAATAGGCATTTGCGGCACCACCTGTGGGACCTAGTCCAAATATACTCAGTGTACTCCAGTTAGTAGGGTTTTCGTCTATTGAGCTACTGCCTGATGCAAAATTCCATGCTGACCAATTACCAGGTGTTGTCGTGGTATCAATCTGATGACCACCTATAGCATCTTGTGTAAAGATAATTGTTGCTGTTTCACCAGCATTAAAGTTACTTAATGTAATACCTGTTACATTTCCTGTAACCGTATACTCAAAGAATGCACCTGTGCTTTTATCTACTGTAATATCACCTGTTGCATTACCTCCAAATACAACATTACCACCACTTATAGCACTAGGATCTATACCTATTACTCCTGTTGATGTGCTGTATGTTATTGGGAATGCATTACTGATAGCATTACGGATATCAGCATTACTTGTTGTTCTGCTTTCACCTACTACAACTGTACTGGGTGTACTTGTAACGGCTACTGTGGTATTTTGTTGGTCTACAGTTATGTTTGCTTGACTTACTGCTAATGTTATATTGCCTGGCATTTAAGTCTCCTATGAAGTTGGTATTGCTGTATAACCTGCACCTAATGTTGGGTCGCCAATTGTTACATCTGGTTCAAATCGTTCTATAATAGCCCATCTGTGACTATCTGTTGTATTTGGTGTGACTCCTGTATCGGTCCACCTGAATGATAAGATTGTAACTGGCACATTTGTACGAGCATCTGGTGTAATATTACCTGTATATCTGTTTTTAGGTATAGTTAATGCAACTGTTCCTGCACTGGCATCTATAACATTAATGTTTGCATTACCTACTTCAGCATTTGCATAACTGCCTAAAACAGTACTGAGTGTGAAATTGGGTTGACCATCTGCTGTAGAATAGCTCATTTGATCTATTATAATTGTTTGATAATCTGCTTCAAAAGTATAACTGCTGATACTTGCATTAAAGTCATATGTATATGTAGGTTGACTACTTGGAAAAAGTTCAATGCATTGAACATTATCCGCTCCTTGCAGATAGTTAGATACGGTTAAGACGCGACCAGACATTATGATCTCCTCTTAATATTGTTATTGGGTAATTTTTTCATTTGCTCGCCTCCAGTTGGAACTTGCTATATACGAGTTCGCATATAACCTTAAATTGTATTACTATTTATCCTTTTCAGCAGATTTGCTACATACTCAGGGCACGGGTACCGTTTTGTATATGTCTTATCATTACTATGCCATTTTTACCGTCTACATTTACATTTTTACCAGGATCAGTAGGATTTAATCCTACATATCCTCCTGCACCATAACCACTATAGAATCTACTGAATGCAACACCTTGTGCCTGGCCAGGGCCACCACCGCCATAACTTACATTAGATCCTGTGAAATCATGTATAAAATCTACACCACCTAGACCTATATTACCTGTGTTACTGCCTACTGATCCTGCTAATTCTCCCATAATATTTAGATTTCCAGATACAGAAGTATTTGCATAACTTAAAGGCACGGTATTGCCTATACTAGGTGAAAAATTAATAGATAAATTACTATCTACACCACCCTTAAATATAACATTTGCAAATGTTGTATGTGTTGCACCGCCACCTAATAAATATCCTCCTTTTGCTTGAGGGAAGGGAAGTCTTGAAGGATCACTGTAATCTAATTCGTTTCCGCCTCCAGCACCACCGCCTCCAGCACTCATCATAACACCGCCACCAGAACCACCTTGGCCAAGTTCGCCCATACGACCTTCTCCTAAACCTGTATGCGCCGCATCTGCTCCTGCAACTAGTACATTTGCATCTGTGTGTAAGAATATACCACTACCACCACCTCTGCCGCCATTTGTGTCAGTATTTGTAACACCACCTGCACCTATAGTAGCATTACACACTATTCTGGCATCTGTAAATGTTAAATTACCTGTCACTAGATTACCTCCAGCACCACCACCGCCTTTTCCAAAAGTAACTGGTGTTGTGTTTGCCGCGCCTGAACCGGCACCTACTGCAAATACTTGTACTTCTTTACTTACATTGGCTACACTTGTAATATCAAATGTAAATGTGCCAGGAACTGTGAATTGATATAAAGTCATTGTATCAGAACCCACAGTTATATTGCTTTTTGCTATATCTGTAACATTACCACTGTAACTTGCTACATCTATTCGTTTGTTTGCTGTTCCGCTCAGTGTGACAACATTTCCTTGTGCCATTGTGGCTTCATTTAGATCTGGTAATTTATTTGGATTATAAACACTGGTTTGAAAATCAAATGTAGTATTACTGGTTGCTGTTTCGAAATCTTTTATAACTGTGGCAGTACCGAAAGAATCTGTTGTAATACTTGTATTTCTACTACCACCCACTATATTACTTTCTGGTATAGTGCCACGCATTGAGACTAATAGATTTGCATTTGGTATGTTACTGGTTATTGTTGCTTGATACTGAAAACCATTTGCTGTTATAACTTCATTAAGATTTACACTAGGAGTAAATGTTGCACCTCCTCCTGATTGATATTTGTTCTTAAACCATCCAAATTGCTGACTCATACTTTACTCCGGTTTAGTGGGAAAATTAATTTGATTTCTGTCTGTGACATCTGGATATGTTGCAGGTAAATCTCTTAATGCTTGTCTGTATGTTTGCCATTCTGTTTTTTTACTATCTGACAGAGGACTATCTGCTCCTACGGTCCAGTCACACTCTGCTAATAATAATCTGCGTCTTTCACGCATCCAGGCAACTACATCTTCCTCTTGCACATCATCTACTACAGTTAAAGTGTTTAAGTCTACTTTTTTATTTTGTATATCGTCAGTATAACCATCTATACTTGCCTGATGTGTATATGTTGCTAATCTGGTTGCTAACATTTCATCACTTATTTTTCTGGATATAATAATTTTACCACTATCTTTGTTATATATAGTTCTATACATTATTTCTCACCTTTTGTCACTCTGAGGAACTGATATCCTAAATTACTGAACTCTGCACCAGTTATGCCTGAATTTGCTTTACCTCTTAATACAACATTTGCTGTTTGTGGTTTCATATCAGCCGCACTTGCTCCAAAATGTGCTGTGGGATCTAAATTAACTTTTAGTGCTAATGATGTTGGTGGAGGCGGTGTTGTAGCAGGAAAGTTATTGTAATTTAATGTGCTACTGAATGATTTAGTTGCTGTTGTTGTAGCATTTGCCCAACTTACCAACACATTACCCTGATAACTAAAATCATATGCACTACTTAATGTGCCTACCAGTTGTCCACCTGCTGTTAATTCATAATCGCCTATATCAGCATCTGTTATATCATAAGATTCAGGATCTATTAAATCTCCTACTGTAGTTGTGGGTGTAGGATGAGTTCCTGTGTCTTGTTGCGGATTATCTGCTAACTGAACACCTGCACCAAATGTTTTCATTGCTGGGTTTGTAATAACATTACCAAATGTAGCACCAGGCAATAGATCTACATTACTATATATACCCTCATACAATCCTGGTATAAAGATAGGTCCTATTACAGGTAATTTGGGCATATCTATAAACCCTATATCTGGTGTTTCTGTACTTACAGGTAATGTATAATAATCGTCTGTATATTCTATAGCACTCATTTGTACTGTAATCATACCTGTTTCACTTTGTCGTTCTACAGTTCTTAACACTCTGAATAATTTATCTGACCAGCCATACAGGCTGTTTGTTATTTTTACCACATCACCTACATCTGTTTGCATACCGCTAAAATCTGTTTCAAATTGTATAACTGTACCCACTCTGCTCTGATTTAAGTCTATGTTTGCTAATGCTTCTGCTCGCATATTATCATTAATGAGATCTACACGATATTTTAATCTGTTATCTGGCTCATTTGCGTTTCTGTCACTGCCGGGTGTTTCTACCAGTACTGTATTTGTCTGATCTTTTCTGGTGTTATCTGCAAATTCAACTTCTACAGCATTGTATAAATTGTATAATTCTGTACTACTGATATCTATTTTGCTTACTATGTTATCGTCATTATACACCAAGCAATTGGCTTTTTCTGTACTGCTTATTGCTCTGTTTGGAATAGCACTGAATTTACCCTGCTTTACATTGTATGTAAAGAATGTAGCACTTGCCTGACATATTTTATCTATGTTTGTTTTAGATGTATCGAATGTACTTAACACACCGTTAATCTCATATCTGTCGTGTGTTACACTGGCATTTGCCTGGTTTGTGTAATTTACTTGCTCAGCACTATAACCTTTCATTTGTGTATTTGCTGTGCCTGTGACACTATTTACATCTATTTCTGCATTTGTGAGTCCTGCTCCATATCGTGTTGATGTAAGATAGTCATATAATACATCACCAGGATTGCTTAATGTGTTTTTCATTTTGAACGACATTTGTGGTAAACCCACCAATCCATTTTCTGCATCATAATCTATTTGTAACACGGCAAATACCATGTTATTTGCTGTGTGGTTGGCTCCCCAGTGAGGTACTATACTACTTGCTGGTGTACTACTGCCTGTGCCTGATGTAGGGAATATAACATCTGAACCACTACTACCACCTGCATAAATGTTTAATCTTACATTACCTGCATAATTTGTTGTGTTACTCTGGTTTGGGTTTATGTGTCTTACTACGGTATTACCAGAAAATACCAGCTCATCGTCTGCCATAAACACTTTACTACAACTAAATGTTCCTGTTTGCGTTTCTTCACTTAATGCTATACAGTATGTCATTGTGTCATTCTGATTGCTTATAGCGGCATCAAATATAGGTCCACTTGTAAATGCATTACCATATAATATGGGTAATTTGTTATCTGTACCAGGAGGTAATTGTATTGTTACACCAGGATCGCTTGTATCAAATGAAGGTGGTTCAAATACACCTAATGCTCTGGCTGTAGCGGCGGCTAAACCACCTGCAACTATATATCCTGTTGCTGTGGCAATTGCTGTACCTATTAGTGAACTACCTAGAAAGCCTCCTCCTGCTGTGATTAAGAATGTAGATACTGCTGATGCGATTGCTGAAAATACTGCCATTGTTTAACCTCTATAACACCAATTATAATCTATTGCTTCCCAACCTCTTTGGTCTAATTTAAGATCAGGTGTAGTTGCTAGTGTTGTTAATGTAAAGGAACTTATATGTCCTTTGTCTTTTGCTTCTAACCCTATGGCAACATATCTGTTTAATAATCTGGCACCTGCTGTGGTACCTCTGTAATCGTCCTCTACCCACCATGCTACTTCTGTCATGCGTTTAACATGTGGTAGCCATAAATCTCCCTGTATAGTTGCTAATAACATACCTATAACTCTGCCATTATGCTCACACACCAGAGCTATTCCTGTTTTAAGAATATGATCTATAACTGCGTTAACATGCTGATAATCGTATTTGGGATTTTGTAAATCTTCAACTGGATTAAAGTTGGCAAAATCAATCATAAGGCGTCTTATATCATCATAGTCTTGTATTTGTGCGTTTCTTACTTTCATTATTTTTCTATTGTAGCCTGTCTACGATTACGGCCTCCGCCACCACGGCCTCCACCGCCACCGCCTCCGCCGTAGCCTCCGCCACCGCCTGAATTATATTCTTTACCAAAATCAAATGCTATGTTATATAATAGTGGCACTCTGTCAAATACCAAATCGTTAGGGAACAATCTCTTTCTGTCTTCTGGATTTGTTCGCTGTCCACTTATTCTGTTCTCTAATATTGATGTTATACTAGCACAGGTAACTGTTACACTATTTTGTAGTACTGCACCTGGTGTAAAGTCTTCCTGTATAACGAAGTTAGTTATAACTCCTGCAAATCTTGTGAATACCTGAGTTGTATCTAATTCGTGTGTAGTGATATTATAGAAACCTCTACGAATAAACACATTACCACCTTTAATTTTTGTGGTTAGTATTGAACTTAAATAATCTTGTTCGCTGGGTATACCACTTAATGTGAGACTGATATCACCATTTGTTGTTTTTATGTCTTCTGTAAAGTCATTCACACTCAGAAAAGAACCTAACTCTGTGTAGGTATTTGTATTGTATGTGACTGGCTTATAAGCACTACTCAGGTAGTATGTGGTACCATCTAATGTGAGATCTATAAGCAGACAACTGCTGATGTGCTGGTCTTGTACAGATGTTATAGTTGTTGCCATTATGTAATAACCTCTATCAGTGTAAAGTCATCGCTAAATGCTACTCTGTCGTGTGGTACTATACTGTATTCTGGTAATGTTAACATTTTAACATGCCATCTTACATCCTTACCTACTTTTATACCACCGCTTGTTAAGGCAACGCCAGACTGGCTTAGAACGGGTCTGTGTACACTTACTGTTGTATTACTACTACTGCTGTTAAATGCAACATCTGAAGTTACCTGATAAGGATATCTGTATGTATCAGTATTACCTTTGGGTTGTATAAAGTCACCTTTCTTAAATAGTGTGCCACTACCTGTAGCACTTGTTTGGTCTATATAGATCTCTGCACCAAATACACCATTTACAGAAATATTATTTAATTCTGCACCAGATATATCTCCCTGATATGCTGTTAAGTAATTCATATTGCTATTATTGTTAAGACTTATATTACTCTCGTTTGTAGCACCTGTGGTATAAATGTCTTGTATAACACCACGGTTTGTGCTGTATGTTAAACCTTCGTGCATACCCACCTTGAATGAATAAACATTTACATTTCTGTCTGCTGTTTTATAATGCCCACTTCTGCTCAGTGTACTGCCAGATTGTTTGCGTATATCTATGTCTAAATATGTTGCATTATCTATAATTGTTTGTAGACTCATTGTTTCTCCTATCCTGGTATTCTTCTGGCACCTGCTCTAGTGACATTATATATAAATTCTGGATCTCTGGCAACCTGAGCTTGGAATGAGGCAGGATCCGTAGCCTCTATTCTATAGTATACATTAGTTACACCACCACCCAGCATTTGTGCTGAATCTCTGGTACTGATAACTGTTCCTGGCCCTTTTACGATTTCGGGGCCGTTTTCGCCTGCGATGCCTATCTTGCCTGCTGGTATTGATCCACCATTGTTAAAGAAGCCTGCAAATAATGAACCAAATACTCCTGATCCTGGCATAAAGAGTGCTAGGAACAATTTGTTTGCCATCATTTTAATAATTTCTGTCATTAATGTTTTGAATAAATCCTTAAATGATAATTTACCTGTTTCTGCGAATTTAACGAATGCATTTTCCCAACCTTGTGTCATTGTGTTAAATATATTTGCTCCATATGATGCCATATCTTTTAGATTTTTTTCGAATTCCTTAAATTGTTCTGCAAATCCTTGTCCAAAAGTTGTTTCTCTACCAGCATCTTCTAATGTTTGTCGTTCTATCTGGAATTGTTTTAACAGCATTATAAATGATGTATAATATTCTTCTGCGGCATCCAATTGATTATCATAACCTTGTTTATCTACATCACTTAACTGATTATAAAGGCTTTTTCTAGTGACTGGATTCATAAAGTCTTTATCATCACCAAAGAATTTCTTCATTATTTCTCTGCGTTGACTTTCGTACTCTCTGAGTGCTGTATTTTCTTCCTGATAATTTCTTATAGATTCCTCTGTAGCACCAGATTGTACTCTTTTAAGTAATTGTAATTGATCCGAAAAAGCCTTTGCGGCATCTAATTGCTCCTCGAACATACCTACAATTAAAGTATTTGTAGCACTTGTCATTTGTGCTTGTGATTGTTTTTTGATTAAATCTATTCTTTGATCATATTCATCATTAATTTCTTTTTCTTTAGTTAATCTGTCATCAGCATCAATTTTTGTTAAAGAGGCTAGATTTCTTAATTCATCTGCTCTATCTGATTCTATATCTGCTATATCTTTTATAACTTGTTTTTGTACATCACTTGCAACTAATAAATCGTTTTGTAAACCTAGTTGTGCTTCAAATTCTGCTCTGCCTACTTCTAATTCGGCTGATATTGCTTTATAATCTTCTAATTGGTTTTCTAGTATTCTTGCGGCTTCATCTCGTGCTGTTTTGGCATCTTTTTCTGCTTGTACTTGTTCTTTACTTTGTTCTAATGCTTTTTTTCCTGATCCTTCAAGATCTTTTGCATTTTTTGCCGCATCATCTAATTCTTTATTGATCTTGTCTGTGCTTTCTGCTGTGTCTTCGAACATCTGGTCCATTAAGTATAATGCACCACCACCTGCTACAAGTCCACCTAACACTTTGGCTACACCGGCTGGACCACCTATAATGGCTTGCATTATAGCGGCACCTTTTGCCGCACCCTGGAATGACTTACCTAATGCTATAATACCTTTAGTGACTGTTATAATTTGTCCTACAATCGCGGCACCAAATGCGGCGGCTAATATGGCTACTACTATGTTTAAGTTGTCTGCTACTGCATTAATGGCATTACTCATTAAAGTAAATACACCTGTTTTTTCCTGTATTTTACCTATAAATTCTATAAAGTTATTTCTGAGGTTTGTAATACTTTCACCAACTGTGGCTACTGTTTTACCAAAATCTTCATCAATAGCACCACCTATTTCTTCTGTGGCTTTAACTAAAACATCTGATGTTAATTGGCCTTCTGCAGCCATCTTTCTTAATTGGCCAACATTTACCTCTAATGCTTTTGCTATTTCACGCATGAACGCCGGGTTGGCTTCCATTATGCTGTTAAATTCATCACCACGCAACACACCACTTGCTAATGCTTGACCGAACTGTCTGATAGCACCACTACTTGCGTTTGCATCTGCACCTGATATTTTTAAGGCTTTACTGAATGTGCCTGCAACATCGGCTACTCTTTGCTGGCTTAAACCCATTTCCTCTGTGGCAATAGTTAAATCTGTAAATAGATCTGCAACTGGACCCAGTCCACTTCTGGTCTCTCCTGCTACCTTTTTAACTAAATTAAATGCACTACTGGCTTCTTCTGTACTATTACTTACTGATTTTAATCTGTTGGTAATCTGTGTAAATTCATCACCTAATGAAACAAATTGTTGTATAGATGCCGCGGCAACCAATCCTTTGAATGCTCCTTTTAACGAATCTATACCTTTTTTGGCTTGTTTAGTATCTAGAACTAATTGTGCATCTATTTTTGCCATTATATTTTCCTAAATTGTTTTGTAATAACCTTTTCCAGCTCACGGAGACTGGGTTTAGTCATACCTCTGGGTGCTTGTTTACTATAACCCTCATCCAGTCTGCCTGAATAAGGATAATCACCTATAATACTTGTTTTTGTAGATCTTTCTTTGTATTTTGTATTACGCCTAGCATTACCACCTTTTACAGGAGTCTTTTTCTTAAAGAATTCGTATGTTTCTTCCGTAGAAGTATCTATTGCTTTGTTAATTTGCTTCTGCAACTTAATCAAATCCTTTTTACTTACTTTAACTGATGCTTTTGCCATAATACTTTTCACTTAAATCGTTTAGCCCGGTTGTATCCATACTGGACATACTGGGTGCCTCTTTGTTAGCCTTTTTGCGTACATGCTGTTGGTATGTTGTACTTACATCATACACCAACATATCAAATGTATCAGCCTTGGCTAATATTTCGCTAGGCAATTTACTGTATTCTTTTGCCAAGCAATCTACTAGTAGCAGGAATCTGGTGTCTTCATCCTTTTCATTTATAATATGGCTTGTTACTTTCCCATCTGGGCACCTATTAGTGCCATAGCCTCTGTCATTAAATCTAATGGCAGAATGTTTTCTTCAGTCATAACTGGTTCGCCTGCCTCGTTGAGTACAGTATCTTTTAATATTTCTAGGTATTCTGCGATGTCTTCGGATTTAGAACTTTTTGCTATTTTGCTGAAAACATGTAATGGTTGTCTGTCATACATAAAGAAGTCCAGCTCTTCACCATATTTTTCTACTAGTTCTGGTTTGTCTATTGTCAACTTTGTTAGTTGAGGTTTTTTACTTAATTCTGAAAGTTGCATATCTTTACTCCTGTATATCTTTATCTAATCTTTCTTTCAAATTGTGAACAGCACTTAATGTAAATGCTATTCTTTTAGATGCTTTCTCAACATCTTTATAAGCACATCTTAATTCATTCTGTGCTTTCGCTATCTCCGTCTCCATGCTCTTCAGGACTTCCTGAGGCGTGTGTCGATTCCATATCTCCATATCCTTTTTCCTCTATATCTATATTTATCGTTTTTTTAGATTTTTTTGCATCTGGTAAATCTATACCATGTTCTTTTGCATACTCATCCATATCTACTTCACGGATAACACCGTTCTCGTCTACGCGGATCATTCTGCTTTCTTTAGTCCATACTCCTTCTGAGTTGAACCCTCTTAAGAATTTTGTATATGCCATTGTTACTCCTTAAAGTGAAGTGCCCCGGAGGGCACTTCGTGTTTTAATAACGGATCAGTATTGTTATACTGCTGATCTAGTTATCTCTCCATTAATGGTGAGCTCTAGCGGTGAAATAAACACGGCACTATCTATAGAACTCGTAGGTGCTAAACCACCTATAAATCCTTTTCCAGTGACATAATTTGCACCTGAACCTGTTCCTTCAAATGTTAATGAGAAATAAACCTCGGTCTTTGCGATACTAGTACCTAAAAGTCCGACATTCGCTACTTGGTTGTCAGCATTTGCTACTGTCGACCCAAAGAACACCTCATCATCAACTAGCATGTTGAGTGATAGGCTGTTCTCGTTTACTGTTGTGAAAGCACTACTAGACGGTGAGTCCAGTGTACTATATCTAACAGTATTTGGCGAAGCATTTAATGTTACATCCTGAATTGTTGGAATGACTAGGCCATTCGTTCCAGTTCCTGGATGTACATTTGCTAAAGAACCTGTTGCGACATCGATCACAGTTAGAAATACTTGATTTCCGTCTGTTACATTCATTACTGCCATTTCTTTCTCCTAATATTAAACAGTTGTAAAGTTATACTCTATATTATATAATATAACATCATCTTCTAACTCAGTTGTAACATCACTAGCACGGATACCGGCTGTTACACCGTTTCTTGCTACTAGCAGATTTGCTACCACTGTTTGTATATCTGTGGGCTGATTTTTTGCATCAACTGCCAGATATGCTACACATGTAGACTCTGTTTGCATAACATCATTGCCATCCAGTACTGGATACAATTCTGTTACATCTTCCTGTAATTCATCCACGAACACCGTTCTCATATTCTTCATATACAATGGTGTATCTGAAGTGCTAAACGGCAGTTCTGTGCTTATTCCAAATTGACTATGACCACTTAAATTAGTAGTGATTTGGGTAATAAGATTATCTCTGATACTCATTACCTTACTCTCACGATACTATTTCTTCTGCGTGTTCTACGAGTCTGAAAATATGTTGTCATCTTTTCATCTGCGTCAACTACGCCTGAATTATCATAATCGAACCAATCTGCTAATGATATTAATTCGTTGTATAAATCCATGAATTTTTTCTCATAGTACTGAATTTTAACGATATCATTGCTTTCTGTTTCGAAATCTGCAACTAGTGGAAGAATGCTTTCGCTTAAGGCATGAAATACGCATAATTGAGTAAAGTTAGTTCTTCTACCCTGCAAATTACCCGGATCTATAAGATTTGGGTTTATACTGGGTAAATTGTTTATATCACTTACATAATTGTTTACATAACTGTTATAATTTAACCACCAACTACTTGCTTTCAATTTTAACAGAATTCTGTTAGTACTTTTAGCCAAAATATCTTCTATAAAGTCCTGTACAGTTAAGAAACCTGATTCCTCAGGAATAACTATGCGATTCTCTTCAAAGATTCTCTGATCTGCTTGTACTACATCAGTGTACTCAGCGAAGCTGATTACATCACTACTTGCGTCTGTTATAAATGCCATTATATCTCCCTGTTATATTAGACTGGCTGTGCTAAATTGTTACTTCTGTAGAATTCACATGAAGCCGCTTGTCCGATAAGACCTGTGAGTAACGCTCTGTTACCTACATCACTTAAATCACCAATTGTGGCTTGTGTGACGGAATTTAGCTGAGAAGCAATTGATAGCTCCGTAGAAGGGCAAATAAATGCCGCATACATACCTGTTCCGTTCATTCCTGGGAAGTTACCAGTTCTTAAATGTGATACAGATTTTGCGAAATCTGTTAATGTTAATTGGCCTGAACCAATTGTTGTAACATCATTTAATTTTCTGATACCAAATGTTGTAGCATCTCCGTTTGGAATTGCTTTGAAGCCCACTCTGATACTTGATCTGAATTGGTTCAAATCCAAATCTGGATCATACCATACTGCTGTGCTTGGCTGTCTTTTGATAGCCATTCCTAATGCTGATTTGTCCATAACTAGGTTAACCGCATTACCGGAACCACTTAATGTAGCATTACCATCTTGGTTGATAGTACTGTTACCACCAGCCGCGGCTGCTTCAGAAAAACCTGCTAAATCTACGGCCTGAGCTAGTCCACCGGATAGGCGTGCTAAAAGACTGGATCTAATTGTTGCGATCCCGCCATCTTCCATAGCCTCACTATTAACATTTGAACCTACACCGTATTTGCTGACTGCGATGTCAACTGAGATTGGGTCAAAATCACTTGGTGTAGCGATAATTGATCCGCCTTCTGCCACTACTGCCGCATCTGTATATGCGTTGGTAACTGGCACACGGACTGTATGACCTGATTCGCCTGAAATATCGAATCTGTTTGCGAGGAACTGAGCGTTATCGATTAATACAGCGTCGCTGTAGAAAACCTGTAAATCAGATATGATATCGTTGTACAGTTCCTGTACTTTTGTACTTGTTGTAGCCATTATATTCTCCTATATTTGTCTACAATTTAATAAAGAAAAAGTCTAGCCTTTTCTGGCTCTTCTGACTTTCTCCACCTGTTTCATAACCATATTATGTGTTATGTCTGACCTGTTCCAATTTAAGTTACTATTTCTTAAAGAGGTATAGGCCGCTCTATATTCTGGATCGCTTTGCAATTTATCAGCATTTAACTCTTTGGGTGATCTGCCCGATTCGTCATTTGCTGTTTGCTCAGCGTTCACTACATCAACACCTTTCTTACCAAATGGCAATCCCAGTCCTTTTCCTACCACTGAAACAGCGGCTTCATAGTCTGGTTTTATGCCATCAACAGTCAAATAGTCATCTCCACTTTTCAATTGAAAAGTATCGTTTTCCACAGCGAACATACCTCTGGCTTGCATAAGATCAACTACTGCTTGTCTTTGCTCTACACTCCATGCACCTGGCATGTGTGATTGCAGACTGCCTAAATGATCTTTAAGTAATAGGTCTCGTTTTAAGTTGCTTACTTCCATTGTTAAATCTTCAACTGTGGCTTCTCTACGGGCTACTGCCTGTTTGAGTGCCTTAACATCTAAAGAACTTTGTCCTTCTTCTGTTAGTTCAGTAGATTTAAGTGTGGTAATAACATCCTTCACTTGATCTATACTATCTACATCCAGCTCTGTAAGAATGTTGCTTACAGCATCATTCTTTGCTCTTGCTGTGACTTGGTTGGTTTCGTCTCTGGTATAGAAACGCTTTCCTTCCAAATACCATTTGCCATCCTTGTATTCTGGTGTTGGCATATCAGATTTATTGAGCTCTACTACAGGCTCTACGGAATCTGTTACCGGTTCAACATTTTCGGGTTGAACTGCCGTATCGACTTGTTCTGTCATATCTTACTCCTTTTTTTCGATAGAAGTTATCGTATTATAACTTCAGGCCTCCCTACCTAGGTGACCTACCTAATATTAAAGACTATTGTTACTGGATGTGCTACTTAACAGTTGCTTCATCCTTTCTCTTAATTGTTCTCTAACATCTTTCTCAAAATCAGTGTCCTCTTCATAATCAACACCCTGATCCTGTGACTCTAATGCCTGTTCGTACTGTTCATGTGTACTGAACGGCATATAAATTGTTTCGCCATTTTCGTCTGTATGCGAATGGCTACCAGATCCACCTAATTGTTGTGCTCTGGCTTCTGCTTGTTCTTGTGTTGGGAACTGCTCTGCTGTAAAGCCTGTTGTTCCCTGCATAAATCTGTCCTGATAATCTGTTAACAGACTCATTATTTTGTTTACTTCTGATATTTCCTGATCTAATCCTTTTTGTGTATACACTCTGTTATAACTTACTGATAGATCTTCTGGCATTGCTGTATCCATCCAGGCATACCACATTTGCCACATATTGTATTCTGCATTTTCCAGGCTAATTGCTTTCCTGCGAACAAATGCATCTAACTTGCTGTCCATTTGTTGTATCTGGACACCTGAACGGCTTGATTTAAGTAGTTCATCACTACGGATCATTGCTACTTCATTCATTTTTTCTATGTTTTGATTAATAAATTCTCTAATCTCTGTTATACTATCCAAAGATGGAGATCTAAATTCATAAACATAGGCTGGGGTGCCTGTCAGTGATGCATTAACTCGTATCACTGCGCCGGGTTCAGCAGAAATGGCGCCGTCATTCATATCTGCGGTTTCCGAATCGATAATGTTTACAGGGTGTGATCCATATGTAAAGCACGAATAGGCATCTCCGAGAAGTGAATATATGCTCCGCTGAATATTAGCGATATCAAAGATATTAGTATGACCTACTCCATTGTAGATCTTGTTACTCTGATACACAGGTCTTACATAAATGTCTCCAAGAGTGTTTTCCTGGACAATTTTGTAATACTCTGCGTCTTCTTGTCCTGTTTCCTGATAATAAACAGCCTCTTCTGGTAAATTGGCTGGATCAAAATCTTCTGATACAGGTACATATATGGTTTCTATTACATCTTGTGTGATGTGTTGATATATTTGTAATTCTGGTTCATCGCTTACGCGAATAACTATTTCTTTTAATTCTAGTTCACCTTTGTTGTTGTATTTGTAACTCCAGTTAGTGACATCTAATGGTGAATGCCATTTCCATAAAGGGTATTCACTATCAGTATACTTGATACAACTTACCCATACAACACCAAATACTGTTGTATAGATATCTACCATGCTCCAAAATTCATTAAGGCTGTTGCCCTCGCCATCACAGTCGTTACTGAATTTTTGTATATCTGGATCGTCTGGTAATGTTCTGCTGGGTAGACTGTTAAACAACATAGCATTATATTCTGAAATATAAAGTCTGGTGTATGGGTAATTGGCTACCTGATCTAACTTCTCTGCATAGAAGTTGTTTTCCATATAATCTGGATTTTCTGCTTCTGAAGTACTATTGGCTATCACTGCCTGTGAGTATCTGCCAGTAGGAGCGCCATCGCTGTCCATCTCTTGTGTTCTGACTATATCACTGGGTGTACTACTATCTGTAGCATACCTTTTTAAGTAATGTCCATTCTTATACTCTGGTCCGCCCCAGTATGACTTAACATTAAGTCTCCAGGCATCCTCATATCGCTGATACATAGGATGTGTTTGTGTTATGAATTTATATAAATTATCGCTGGCCAAAATCTATCTCCAGTTATTTGTTTCCCTGCAAGGTAATACTATTTATCCTTTTTAGCCATTTTGATCACTTTTGTTGACAAATCATTAAAGCATATTATAACTAATATTGCTTGTCCTAACTTGCTACACCGATGTTAAACAACGGTTAAACAAAATACCCGCACTATGTGGGTATTTTTTTGAGTCAAGAAAAAGCCGGATCGCTTGACTTATCCGGCTTAAAGGAAACACATTATTATAAAGACCCATCTTTATTACCGACGGCGTTAACGGACACTACTCCTTTGTTACCGTCTGTGTTTATAATGTACCAGTATTTATCGGTTGCCTGTGCGCCTGAGTTAAAGGAAATGGCGGTATCCTGTTTGACGGACACACAGGACTTATAACTTATAATTTTATTGTTTCTGTACTGTCTGCAACTAGATCTGGATTACTCTCAAAAGGCAGTTCTTCTGTGTAGGTTTGTTTACTAGCGGCTGTGTAATCTATATTGGGCATCTGTATGCCTGCTCTAAATAATAAGGCTATCATATTTTTATCATCATATATGCTGTATCTATATCCCATACTCTGTGCTATGCGTCTGGCACCTTCTCTGGTTTTACTATTATACTTGTGGATCGCTTTCATCTGTTATCTCCCAGGATATTGCACCTGTTTTCATTGCGTGGTTTTTTATACTAGCATCTATATTACTTACTGTATCTGCAAATTGTTTAATCACCATAAATTGTTTACTTTTAATTGTGCCGAAAGGTATAACTGTATTGTACAGATATTTAACCCAGGTACCGCCTTTTACTTCTGTTACATCATTTGTCATTTTTATACTTTCCTTGCTTAAATATTCTGTCAAAATTATCTTTATATTGTTCTGAACTGGTATCTACTCTGGGTCTACTGCCCTTGCCGCCATGCCAATTACCACTACTGCTTTTGTATTTGTGTGCAGGTTTTTCTAATCCTTCTGCTGTATCTCTGGCTTGTTTTAACACAGGGTTATCATTAATGGCCTTTTCGTTCTTTTTCCATTGTGATGTATTCCGTTCTGGAATGTTATCTTTTGGTGTACTCATTGTGTATCTCTTTTTGTGACTTCATTGCCAAATCCACTTAACAGAGTCATTATTGTTAATGGTAAGAACCATAATGATATAAGGTTCAACATATGGCCCCACATAAGACTTAATCCTATCATGCTCATTGTGTTAATACCTGGTGTTTTGTGTGTACTCTCTTTTGTCATATATTCTGGTAATTTCATAATTCTATTTTCTCCTTTTGTAATAATTTTACTGTATCTTCTGACTCCATAAGCATAACAGTATCGCCTTCCTCTTTGGCAACTTCGGCTTGCAGTATGCAACTGCCACGATCCATGCCTATAAATTCTAATGTTCTGTTTGTATGCGGATAGTTGACTACTATTTTGTATACTTCTTCAGTAGTATACTTTGTCATATATTGTCCTTGTTTATCCCATACTTTGAATGAGTGTTTATTCTGCATCTGCTAACCTCGTTGTAATATAAATGTATTTGGTGCCTTCTGGACACCCCCATAAATATTCCTGTGCTTTTTGCCTACAGTTATCTAATGTGCTGTTACGGAAATACTTTAAGTATTCCTCTTGTGGTTCTATTACACTTATTACATATTCTACTTGTTTTGCCATTTTTAACTCCTGATTAATTGTCCTGTGTTACGCCTTAACGGTTTGTTATACCCAGTATGTTGTAGATTTAATGGATATAATGTGTTTACCAGATATCCTAGCGAATCTAACATATGTGAGTAATCTTTACTACCACCCTTTTCAGGTTGTCTAGTACCTTCTTTGTATGTTTGCTTTCTTAAGGCTTCAATCAGTCTAACACATTTAGGGTCTATTGTCAACTTAATTGCGCCTGTTTTACTCTGCAGGGCACTATTTACACTGGCTATACGATCCTTAATTGCAGGGTTTATACTGCCTACCTTTAACACATACCCAGCATTTTTAAGTATGATGTGGTCTGTGACTCCACCACTACTGGTCTTTCTGGCGGCTCCACTTGCATCAGGATAGAACACTACCTTTCTTTTAGGATATCTTTCAGTTATTTCATCTACTAGTTCTTGGGTATGACTGTTGTATATTTCTACTTCATCATATATGTGTATGCCTTCACTATGTTTATACCCTATAACAGCAGATATCGGATCGATATTGAAATCGCCGCCCACATGCAATGGTATACCTGCTTCCTGTTTTATTTCTTTAGTCATTATGTTATGGTCGCCAAATGCGAAATACACCACACCACTTGCGTCGACGAATTGAGCTTCATACTCAGTCTTGTATGTTCTGTCATCCAGATCCTGTTTTGCTTGTTCCAGCTCTTCCAGTGGTACATGCCCACCTTGTGCTGTAGTGAACTGCCAACTATGCCAGTCTGCCTGATGTTTTGCATTTTCGTAGAACTCACGAAACCAGTTATACCCTTTGGGTGTGCCTATAATAAGAGCACTACCATTTGTATCGGATAATGTGGGTCTGATTGCTGTCCATATCTCTTCACTTACATCACTGGCTTCATCTATAACTATGTGTGAAAGTCCCAGTCCACGCACTCTGTCAGGTGTATCTGCACTACGCAACATAATGATACTGCCGTTGATTAATGTTATCTCTAAATTGCTTTCATTTATTTTTTTAACCCATTTGCGGTCTTTCATAAGCTCTTTTAGATCAGGCCATAGTATTTGTCTGCACATACCGTGAGTAGGTGCTACATACATACATTTGCTGTTGGGGAATCTGGCGTGTTTTGCCAGGCTGGCTATACTACAATAGGATTTGCCGAATCTTCTGCCACCTGCTACAACCTTGAATCTGGCAGGATGATTTAATATTTCTGCTTGTACATCTGTTAACTTCATATCTTTCCCATTAAAGTGACTGGGCCAGAATGGGAATACTGGCCCAATCTGTGGTTAAATACCGATATGTTTGGCAACATTATTTGAAATCTAAAGTTCTAATACCATATACGGACTTTAGGAGACATTCGGTGTATCATCTAACCACGGTAATACTTGCGTATCATCTTTATTTATCGGTGCATCCGTCCAACCCAGGAGATTTTTCGACATCCAAATCTGTATTGTGGGCTGATGCTTTTCTACTGCATTATATAACATAGCATTCATTAATCTTTGTTTTGTTCGCTGTCTGCCCATTTCTACTTCCTGATGGAAATGATCCTTAAATGTGCTTTCTTTACAGCCGAAATATGCCGCCATATCTTTGTATGTTAAATGTAATTCTGCTAATTTTTTAACATCTTCTATTCTGACTACTCTTTTGTTATCGCCTTGTCCTACTATAATACCTGTTATTGTTTGTTCACCATATTTGCGTTTGGGTTGTCGCCTAGTGGGCTCTTCTGCTCCGTCTGGCACAGATATCAGTATATCATCATCTTTTTGTATAATTTTAGTGGATTCTGATGGGTTTTCTTCAGTTGACATTGCGTTCTCCTGTATAGTCAGTATTATTCCCTACTGTAGTGGGTATTGTTATTTATCCTTTTTATACTTTTTGGGTCT